AGACGAGTGGCAAGTGACTATCGCTGATATTCTTGACAATGGCGAGATTGACAAGACCACACAGTGGGGCATCAACGACCATGCTGCGATGATTGAGAAGTTTGAGGCTTCCGATGTGTTTGCTGAGACTCTGACCGGGGATCAGGTGACTAACCTCGCTAACTACTTCGTGACCCTGCCGTCTGAGGTAGCTATGAAGCTGTGGACCGTCCTCGGTGACACGGACAACATTGATAATGTTGTGGCGCTCCACAAGGCAGAAGCTGCCGATGGCCGCCGCGTGTCGGATCACCTTGTCGAGATCCTTGGGGGCAACTCTTGATCTTTAAGGTAGGCGACCTACTAATCAGGGAGCACGATAAGTGCCCCTGTGTGGTCGTAGAAGCCCGCGAGACTACAACCAAGGAATGGGGACAGCTAAACGCCAACAGACGCCAATACAGGCTATTTGACGGCTCTAAAGCCGACCAGTGGTATGCTGACACAGTGATCAACGCCGCGTTTAGTGCTCCCATCCCTTGACATTCTCTTGACAACTTAATCATTGACTTACACCCTCTTTCTATGGTATACTTGTAAAGTAATCAGGGAGAACACATGTCCGACGACGCTAACAAACCAGCCAAGCCTTTCAATCTCAACATGCATACAGCGCGCTTGCTTATGCGTGAACCGTTCTTTGCTGCTCTGTCTCGTCGCATTGACAAGACATCCAGTACCAGCATTCCGACCGCTGGCGTGCGTGTCAACCCGCATACTGCTCAGTTTGAGCTTCTTTATAATCCTGATTTCATGGGCCAGCTAAAACCAGAACATCAACTTGGTGTTCTGATGCACGAGTTTTACCACATCATCCTTGAGCACGTAACTGGCCGCAAGCCTGCTGATGGCCTCAAGCGCATCGACAACATTGCGATGGACCTCGCAATCAATGGACTGCCTGAGATGGCTGGCAAGCTGCCTTGTGAGGCTGATCCCGGCCCTATCATGCACGATGGTCAGGGTATGAAGGGTGTTTTCCCCGGTGAGGGCCCGTTCGCGCACCTTCCGGCTGGTAAGTCTTACGAATGGTATCTTGAAGCCCTGAATGATATGGCTGAGAACCAAGAATCAAGTGACGGTGACGGCCAAGGTCAGCCCGGTGACGGCAGTGGTGATCCCTTTGACGGTGCCGACAGCTTTGATGACCACGATCAGTTTGGCGAGGGTGATTCTACTACTCAAGAGATCGCCAAAGAGCGACTTAAAGAAGCTGTAAAGCAAGCCGCTGAGGAAGCCCAAAAGGCTCGCAACTGGGGTTCCGTGTCTTCACATATGCGGCAGGATATTCTTGATCGGGTAACAACTAAAGTCGATTGGCGTAAAGTTCTTCGATACTTCGTCAAAACAAGCCAGCGCGCCGACAAGCGTTCGACGCCTCGCCGCCTTAACAAGCGGTTCCCCAAGGTTCACCCCGGCAAGCGTGTTCGCCGTCAAGCTAAGATTGCGATCAGTATCGATCAGTCTGGTTCTGTCGATGATCAGATGCTCGCCGCGTTCTTCTCTGAGCTTAACAAGTTGGCTGAGATTGCCGAGTTCACGGTTGTGCCCTTTGATACCGAGGTAGCCGTTGATAAGGTGTACACTTGGAAGAAGGGCCAGACTAAGAAGACCGAGCGTGTATTGACTGGCGGTACGTGCTTCGATGCTCCTACCAAATATGTCAATGATGGCGACTTTGACGGCCACATCGTCTTGACTGACCTGTGTGCGCCTAAGCCAGTCGCATCCAAGTGCCAACGTATGTGGATGACCACCAGTGCGCACGCTGCGCGCCCCTACTTTCAAACCAATGAGCGCGTTATCGCAATCGACGCTTGACATTCTCTTGACAACTTAGTTGTTGACTTTCCCCCATTTTTAGTGTATAATATAGCATATCAAGTTAGGAGATTAACCTTGAAGTATTTTGTAAGTAAAACTGATGTTTCCCTCGACAAAGCTGGAAAGCTGGACTTTGCCGAGCGCGTATTGACAAAGCCGGATACCCTGAAGGCAACTAAGGAGGCTATTCGCCGTTATCGCGCCATCGGGATCGAGCACATTCACTTGTGTGAGCACCCTACTAACTCGCGTCGATGGGGACAACTCCAACGCGCGCAGAACAAGTTGCGTAAAACCCGTAAGATGACGATCGCCGATGTGGCTGCTGACCTTGCCGAGCTTGAGAAAGAAGCTGCCGAGAAAGAAGCAAACAACTCCTAAGTCAACTATTTATAATAGAGGTATTACCTATGGCGCGCGCAACTTATAAAACCCGTCTTGAAACACTGATCGCTAACTCTGCTGTCTCTCAACGGGATCGCACGTTTGCCCAATCTTTGCTGTCCAACTATGAGCGCAAAGGTCGCTTGTCCGCTGGTCGGGCCAAGTGGGTTGCAACGCTTGAGGATCGGTATTCGCCTGAGAAGCTGTCAGCCGCTGCTGAAAAACACAAGACGCTTCTGATGCGTTTGGAACTCTTGAGTATTCGTTGTGAGCCGTCAAGCTGGGCCGCTGGGTATATTGAGAGCTTGACCAACCAAGTCAAGAGTGATCGCCGTCTTTCTGAGCGACAGCTTCAGATTCTCAAGAAGATTGAGGCTGAACATGATGATGATGCTGTTGCCGAGCGTAAGAAGTGGATTGAGAGTTATACAAATAATCCTGATCTGCGTGCTGACGCCATCGTGGTCGCTAACTACTATATGGAAACCGGCTACTTCAAAGATACAGCCCGCGAGATTATTGGTAACGACACATTTATTCCCACCTATTCTCAGTATAATAAAATGGTAAAGAATAAGTATGCTCAGAAGGTATTGTCAGCGCACAATGATAAACCAAAGTATGAGAAGGGTCAGCTTGTGACTTTCCGTTCTGCTACGCCAACCGCTCAACGCCGATGTGGTGATGGCTATCTCAAACTCAATGTACCTATGATGGTGATTGCTGCCGATGCTGCTCCGGTTACGTCTGCTGCTCGCGGTGCCAAGAAGTATAAGCTATTGCCTGTTGGTAAAGCTGAGACTCTGATCGTCGAGGAGCGCCACATTATGAAGGCGCGCAAACTTGGCACTGCTAAGAAATAGCGCGAGACTACAACAAAAGAATATACTTATGCAAATGTTTATTGTTGGTTATATCACAGGTACAACCGTTTCAGTTATTGTTATTGATTATCTTATACGTAATAGGAGCTAGCTTATGTCTAAAGTGTTTAATGATTATCCTTGGTGTTATACCGTTATGAAGTTTAATGTTATTTCATTCTCTACTATGGTATTGCTTGATACTTTCTGTATGTGATACCTGTGCATTGTTGTGGTGTAAAGTGGGTAATAGTGGAGTGTGGTGGTAACTGATGCGATAGTATTTGTCTGACAAAGCTTTTATGTGTTTATAAATGTGTTGGAATGCGGTGGTATTTATCTTGAGACTTTATACCTATACGCACACACACTGTCAAGCACATATATTTTGACATTCTTTTGACAAGATGCTCCGTGCAATGCTTTTGACAAACCTTTTACAACTCGTTTTTAACATTGATTTGACAACATTAAATAACATATACGTTGACATACGGTCAGCGGTATGATACAATAGAGTATACTTAAAAGCCTTGGAGGGCAATGTGTATAACAAGAAAGATCAAGTGATGGATGCGCTTGGCGGTGTGGCCATTGGCGTGGCGTTTATTATCCTGTGGATTGCGGCAGCGAAGGCTGACCTCGCAACTGTCGGCTTTTAACGTCGCCTCACCGCAGATCCCTGCGAGAATACATTAAATAAATAGTGTAACAATATCGCATACTTAGTTAGGGTCTGCCTTATAGGGAGAGAACTATATGCTGCGCAAGTGTATCAAGGACGCAAGAAAGTTTGCGAGAACATATAAAATAAAAGATAGAGCAACCAATATTGTAATTTGGACGCCGATTATGGTTGCAGTCTATATCAATGTGGCTATGTTAACCTATGCCTATTATAGAAGTGATAGCATTAGACCTAACAGTATTCACAAGTAATTGACATACGTGCTGACATATATCTGACATTTAATTGACATTCATATGCTTGTCAAAGAACTGTCAAATGCGTTAGGGGTACCCCCTCCCCCCTACCTACCCGAATGTATGTCTCCGCGATTGGCAGGGTGCGCTAGTGCAGGCTAAGCACCTTTTTAATATCGCTGAAAAATATTGAGATATTGAGGCCATAAAAAATCCCCCCAAAATATTTTTCACTTTTAAGCACTACCTATTATATGGACGGCGCAGAAAAGATAGTACCTAAGTTTAATTTGTACAAGCCACCATACCGGTGTCCCAAGTGCAACGCAGAGATTCGTTGGGCATGCCCGGGTGATACCGGATACGCGTATTGCGCAAATTCACCCACCGCCACAAGAGTAATCGAATTACACAAATTGCACGAAATACAGTTTTGTGATTGGAAAGGAAAATGCTTACGTCGACCTAACGGGAAGGTAGAAATATTTTATTACCCATAATTACTACGTGGATAACGTTAGGCGTAAATTTATAATAGGTGATTTGGTGACCATAGCACCCGATTTTCGCAATACCGTGCTTGACTTTGACTTCGAGCGCTATATAGGCATTGTTATAAGTACCCCAGAGGAGAATGAATACGTCGTACGTTGGACAAATTCGCCAGTCAACAACCATTATAAAGGAATGTGGCACGGTGATCACTTGGTTAAGGTGGAAGATTACGATATGGAGAAAAAAATGCCGCGAAGGCCTTGCATTTAGTCCAATTATGAGTTATAATAGTCAAGTAGAATCGTTCGTAAAAGGTGACCTAGTCTTTTTTACCGGGTATCAAGTAGATAATCCACCGCTAGCGCATAAGATAGGAATTGTTATGAGCGATGGAAAGGGCCGAAAACCCTATACGATGTATGAAGTACTATGGATTTACAGCGGAAACATAATAACAGTAGCAGCTAAGCATCTTACTTTAGCATATACGAAATAACGAACTATTTATGAATATGAACATTACAAAAGAAAAGCTTGTTAGGCTTATAAACGAAGAATTAACGCGCGCCGATAAGTCCGAGATCAAAAAAATGATCGACGATGCAATTGCAAAGGGCGTCAAGCGTGACCTTAAAAAGCATCTTGAAGATGAGCTAGCGAAAGCGCTCAAATCGAAGGATATCAAGGGCGACATTGGGGAAATTGCCAAAAAGGTAATTAAAAAGCTTTATAAAGACCTTTCATTCCATCACCCATACATTATCGACCGTATTAGAGTATGACACGCAATGCGTCTATAGGGGATTGGATTAAAGACCAGTACCGCGCTGACCGATCATTGGGGTTTGTTATAAGTATGGACTCACAGACTGATATGATTTTAGTTCGGTTCCCTAAAATTGCGAAAGATACTTGGATTGTGCGTGAAAACCGCGGCCAATACGTTGTTATATAACTATTTAAGACCGCTTATATAACAAAGGAGCTTTATATATGTACTATGGAATTATTTTATCGTTAGTGACATTGACAGCTGCAGCCGGTTGCGCAACTAGTATTGCAAAAGATCATGATCTGCTGCTTCGCGAGACCCAAAGGTGTCCTGAAGATGTATGTGGGATGCTACAGAAGGTGAGTGCAAAGACTTACAAGCCGGTATATAAGGAAAGCTTAATTAATAGCGACGAATGTAGTTGGCTGCGCTAACTACTATGTGGGCAAATATAGTTACAAAGAACTCATTGTGCTTGAGATCGGCGACTTTGTGGTGGATGTTAAGTACAACGAAGTCGGATTGCTTTTGAATCGTTTCAATTTAGTCGACTCGGGCTCTGCAATCAGCCCCATATACGCGTGGGATATAATGTGGTCGGGATATCGCTATATAATGGGTGGCCAACCACGTCGCGCGCCGTATACCGAAGAAAGTCTAAAAAATATGATAATAGAAGACCTGTTAATGTTATATAAAAATAATTAGTATATGAAAGAAGACTTGAAAAACCGGCTAGAATCTGTTATACTTAGTATAGGCGATATAGTTGTAGACTGTGTCAACAACGATATTGGTATCTTGGTGCGCCGCATACGTCAATTCGACGTTTTGCTCGATGAATTGTATATATGGGAAGTGCGATGGATCAACAAAGCAAATCAAGAATTGCCTATGGTCGGAGCGATCGAAGAAGAATCATTAAAACTATCAATTGCCGTCGGTACTTACGAATGGCATTCAATAACTGGAGTTAGCATTGAGCTATAATTGGAACGTATATAAAGTATTTAAGAATGGAAACAGGGCGAAAGCACCTGTCACAACATTCGAAAGCGATGAAATCGCTATGAAAGAGCATTTTAACAATGTAATAAAGAAAAATTTTAGTGGAAAATTTGCTGACGCAAATTATCACATTATTCGTGCGGACTTACCTCAAGAGGAAAATCTTGTGTCGGAAGAAGAAAAATTTTCTAAAGAAAAAAATCGCGTTTTGGGGAGACTGGTTGCTCAACAAAATATCGATTACAAATATAAAGTTGGAGCGTCCCTTGTCTACTGTCGTGAGAGCGAATGGAAATGGCAATGGGCAGTTGTTGGCGCTGCTACTAGCAAATACCTTGCTGCACTCTCCCCGGGATTTAAAAAATATGGGGAGGCACAACATTGGATCCAAGATCTTATGGCGTCGAAGAGGAATTAGAGGCCGTTCCAAAAGGAACATTGGTAAGAGTAGCGATAACGAACCTTGCAGAACCGCCGACGTATTGTATGGGCGTTGTTATAGAAGAATCAATAAAAAATAATCAGACGCTATTTCCGTCGGTGGTGGTATATAATTTAGAGACCAAGAAGATAACTCGTGAATTTCTTGGCACTTTAAAGGTTATATCTAAAATTGAACAGAGAAACAAAATTTAAACAATTTTATAAAGCTCTTTGTAATGCTGCGCTTGGAATCAATATAGGTTTGATCATATTTGCTTTCATAACTGGTTACTATGTTGTGGTACCGTTAGCAGTAATAAATTCTCTGCTTCTTTCAGTTGTATATGTAATAGACGATAAGTAATCACTACTTATTCTGGAGGATATACTAATGAAACATATTTTATTGTCTGCTATGTTGCTAATTTTTTCTGCAAATGCGCAAGACACAATACCACCGGTTGCTGGGCCGGATTCACAAACCAACACAATTACTCAAATTGACTCATCTTATTCAGGTGTTGAAAAAGCTGTCAGAAAGGCAGCTGTCAAGGTAGTAACACGAACAGGTCACGGTAGTGGTGGCTTAATAAAATATAAGGATATGACCCTTGTATTAACTGCGCAACATGTTGCTGATGGGCCATTGGGTGGTACATATCTAGTTAGTACTGAGAGTGAAGATCAGCTGGCTGTCTTAATACACGCTGATCCACTAAATGATATTGCAATACTTTATTTGGTAAAGGATTTCGAAAATGCAAAACCAATGAAGTGGAGAACTAACGATGTTATTTCTAGTGTTGGAGATGATATTACATATTCAGGATACCCATCTTGGCACAGCTTATTGAGCTTTAGAGGTTCTGTGGCTGGTTATGAATTGGCACCTGGCAAAGGACAACAGATTATTCTGCAAACTTACGGCTATTTTGGAAGCAGTGGGTCAGTTGTTTATGATGATGACCATAATATAGTGGGAATCTTATGGGGTGTAGATGTTCAAAGGGATGGAGTACACGAAAATATTGTATGGGTATCTCCAATTCAAAATCTTAATCTTAAATTAGCATTGGCTCCATTGTGTACAGGTTTAAGCAATAAACCAAAAGCGTGTCGATGAGCACTAAATGGAATAAATTTCTAACTGAAGGTGAATTAAAAACTGTTGGTATCGTTGTTTGTTTAAACAAGGACCAGCAGTTTTTAATTATTAGACGATCGAACATTGATGAGCGCGAAGGCCAATGGACTATACCCGGAGGACACATAGATGAGAATGATTGTACTATTGAAGACGGCGCGGTAAGAGAATTATTTGAAGAGGCTAACCTTAAATGTGAATTATGTGATTTGGTTTATCTAGGACAACCAAAGCCAGA